CGTAATCGTCCTCAGGGGTCTCTTGTGAGGCCTCTTGTCCAATACGTGTAGTCTCTTCTAGATTAAGTAAAGTACCTATGATGTTCAACTGACCCTTACGGAAGTTTAGGTCAGCCTCGTCTTTGGTCTTCTCTACGGAGTTAATGAGAGGGATATTGAGCCGCATCTCTTCAAGTAATGATAACCATCCTTTAGTACGGAATAGCTCGTTCATGTTCCTGAAGTACAGTTCTAATTCATTGTCTGTCATATATACTACCTATTATAACATAATTTCACATAAAAGTCAAGATTTTTCTTTACTTTTGGTTGTTTTTGTGGTAGGTACTGATAAACTCAATACTTGAGCCTCCAATACTTCCACCTTCTGTAATAAGGTAGCATAGCTCTGATTAATCTGCTCAACTACATTCTGTAAGTCTCTGTGGGATACCATTATATCTCCTTAACTAGGCTTTGGGTATTTATCTTTAATAACCTTAATATCCGCTGCCCACGCGACAATGCCATTATGGTAAATGTTATCAAGCTGCTCTGCTATTGCAGGGTACTCGCTTAGACGACCATCAAGCCACGCCCTTGCTTCAAGCTCTGCCTGTGCTGCTGCACCGTCTGCTAGGCGCTGGTTGTTTTCTTCTTCCGTCAATTCGATGCGCTCACCATTGACTAATTTAAAAATATTTGTACTCATTTTGTGTTGCTCCAGTTTTAATTTAAGCCTAAGAGGGTAAAGGTACCCGATGCAAAATTGTCAGACTGATCACCTGAGAATTTTACTTTTCCGATGGTGGCGGTAGAAGATGGGGATTCTAGCCTAGCCCACCCAGAACTAGTGCCTATACCCACTGAGCCTGAATCATCTAAATGGGCACTCTCCATCCGGAGATTAGGCATACCTACGGCATTATATATGGTCAGTTCGCCTGACCCAGTGCCGTTAGTTGATGCGGCCTTGTAGCCGCCCCAAGTCGTCCACCTTGTGCTAGAATTTCCGTAACCACTATGGTTACTTGAACCGTTCATTCCACCGTTTCGATGGTTCATATACACTACGGATTCGCTGTATGTTCCTGTTGAGCCGACTGTGAATTGAACAGTTATGCCATTTTCATTTGACCCCCAATTCAAGTCCCAAAATATTACTTTATAGACGGAATAGCCCGATAGCGTAAACTCCACTTCTGATACAGCAGATGACACTGTACTCGATGAAATCTCAGTCCAAGCACCGCCACCGCCTCCAGCGTTATCCAAAGCTCCTGCTACAACGTCACCGCTGGTATCTAGGAGTGCTGCTAAGTCTCTTGATTTGCTCATTGTTTTCTCCTATGAATTTTTAATGCCGTATAAAGTGAATGTTCCACTATCAATAGTTGCAGTGGAATTGCTTTCACTAATCTTTATGGCGTTATAAGCTGTAGTTGTAGGCATGATTGCGAAGGTAGATGCAGCCGAGGCCGTAGTGCTTGAAACGTAGTTTATGCAATCTGAATTCGCGTGTGTCCAGACACCTTCTGTTAAGCCCGTAAACATCACCTCTGCGGAAAGATACTGAGTTGTTGCAAATTGGTGGTTATATCTATTAATTCCCAGCTTACCACCACTACTGGCCCAACCAGTGTTATTTGCTGCAATACCATCAGATTTCACGGTAGTCTGTGCTACTTTCCAGCTATTACCTTCATAAGTAGAGCCTCCATCAGATGAAACCCATATAGCTGTCGCTGACGTGTGTCCTGAGTAATAACAAGTGAACAGTAGTTTGTAATGTGTGTAACCCGTTATGCCTGTGTTAAATACAACGCTGGTCACTGAACTACTAACGGTTTGACTTTGTATGACCTCCCACGTTCCACCACCACCACCAGAACTAACAAGCACACCATAAGCCACAACCTGTAACGTGTCGCCTGTGCTAGCGCCTGTGCCTAGCGTAACTGTTGTGCCATCGGTTGCCGTGTAATCAGCCGCGTCTAATAGCACTCCGTTAAGAAATACGTGGATAGATGCTGCGGTGTACGCCAAGGTTTTGCTGCCCGTATCGGCTCCTGTAAACGCGGTCTGACCACTTGTGGCTGTGTAGGTGTAACTCGTTGTGCCACCTGTTTGAACTTCCCACGCTGACCCATTGTATTTGTAGGTCGTGCCCTTCATTGCTAACGTGTCATCGGTGGCTGGACTTGCTGGAAAACCACCTGAACTGTAATCATAAATTGCCATGTGTTTCTCCTATGAGTTCTTAATGCCGTAGAGGGTGAAAGTGCCGCCTGTAATTGAGGCATTATTATTTCCTTCTAAAGCGAACTTAACTACATCTATTACAGATGACTCTTGTATAACGAATGCACCTTGAAACCAATAATCTGTGGTAGAGCTTGAACTTACATTATTAAACGTACCGGTTTTAGGGTTCATTGCCGCAGTATTTCGGAGTGTGATAAAGCCAGTGGTAACACCACTTGCATAGTGCTCGCCCATCAGTACATAACCTGCCGAGAGACTACTTGCCACATGGGTATTTGTATTCATGGAATAATTGCGCTTGTAGACATAGCGGATATTAGATGAAAAGGTTGCACCATTATCAGTTGAAAAATATAAGCGACTAAGATCGTAAGAACTCTGGTTCCCCTCAACATTTGTGAACGAAATAATGTAATCGTCATACCCTGATAGCGTCATAGACATGCTAGTGACTGAACTACTAACAGTGGTGCTTGAAATCACTTCCCAAGCTCCACCACCTCCAGCCGCTGCCGCTGCCGCCGTACCATTCGCACTAGATATGTCTAACCAAGCGGCGTCTGTGCCGTCGGTTACACGCACATAAAGCACACCGTTTGCTGTGTCATACCACTGATCCCCCACTGCTGGGCTTGAGGGTGCTGTAGCATTTGAGGTGATGTTAACGCCACCACTGGCCACTGTTCCCCATGAAGCGGTGGAACCGTTTGTAGTTAAGTATTTACCTGAATTGCCAGTTTGCGTGGGTAAGGGTGTTCCGTTGGTTCCATCGGCTCCATCGGCTCCTGCAGCTCCTGTAGCTCCTGTAGCTCCTGTAGCTCCTGTAGCTCCTGTAGCTCCATCGGCTCCTGCAGCTCCTGTAGCTCCATCGGCTCCATCGGCTCCTGCAGCTCCTGTAGCTCCTGTAGCTCCATCGGCTCCATCGGCTCCTGCAGCTCCTGTAGCTCCATCGGCTCCATCGGCTCCTGCAGCTCCTGTAGCTCCTGTAGCTCCTGTAGCTCCATCGGCTCCATCGGCTCCTGTAGCTCCTGTAGCTCCTGCAGCTCCTGTAGCTCCATCGGCCCCATCAGCTCCTGCAGGGCCAGCATTACCTGCCGCAAAGCCAGCCCTAGGTATAGTAAGGGAAATGTCACCTGAGCCATCTTCAGGTGATAAAGTGATCGAGCCGCTAGTGCTCTTTAGTTTTATACTCATGTTTAATTCCTATAATTGCCTTTGTGCGGCCCAAGTTTCTACTGTAAGCTCACTGCTCTGAGGTATAGTTAATGTAATACCATCCTCAATAATAAAGTCTGAACCAGTAAGATATAGGGTATTATCATCTAAGACTTTATCAACACTAATAGTTTCACTTTTGTAGAGAAGATGTTCAGAGGAAGCGCCATTAGTTATATTAACCTTACTACCACTTCGGAAGTATTGGTCACCACCTGAGCCACCTTGGATCTCTCCAGCATCTACTTCATTACCATCAGAAAACTTAATGACTAAATGATTATCAAAGTCAACAGTAGCATCAACGATTGAGATACCATCAGCTCCGTCGATGCCATCAGTACCTGAGTACCCCCTGTCACCTTTGTCACCTTTATGGCCTACACCATCAAGTCCTCTATCACCTTGCTCACCTTTGATACTTATACCATCAGCGCCTCTAGCACCATCTTTGCCATGTTTAAGACGTAAGGCTTTTATCTGAGCTTCAAGATTATCAAAGATGGCAACTAATTTAACATCAGAACTTATCATCTCTTATAGCTCCTGAGTAGTGGACTCCACAGGTACACCCTGTACAGGAGCCTGTAGGCGCTGTATTAAGGCGTTTTCAGCTTCGTTAGGTTTAGAGTCACGTTCTTCTTTGCGTTCCTTAAGAATCACCTCACGCTCCTTCAGTACGCTTTCCGATATCCGCATACGGCGTTCAAACTCTTTATCGTCCTTATCACCTGCTTGTATATTCGTTGTAATAGCCTTAATACGTGCTATTTCAGTCTCTTTAGGTACTGCTAGAGCTTCCTCATGTAACTTATGTGCCCTCATGTTGGATTCTTCAGCTTGTGAGTTAAGTGCGGAAGTTTGAGAGGCTTGGAAAGCTAATTCAGCTTGTCGAGTCTCTTCTTGAGCCTTCTGCTGCTCAGGTGTAGGCTGTGCTGCCTTATCAATAAGACCGATAAGTTCCTCACGGTTAGACACGTTCATGTTGTCTACGATAGACTTGAGCATGATAGGATAATAAGGTGTATCCTTGCCCATGGTCTGCAATAACTGTACCAACTGAGATACTTCGTACTCACGAGCAATAATACCCAGAGAGCTAGTAGCTAAGAAGTTATAGTCAGATACTGGGTAGAGCTCAGGCTCATACTGCATATAACGCCAAGCTGCCTTCGATACGAATGGAATGAGGAAGGCTTCTTGGAAGTTAATCAAAGTGCGCTTATGTCGCTTGATAATAGCGCCCAGAGACATCGAAATGCCAGCAGCAGTGGCTTCACCGTTAATTTGACCACCAACACCAGAAGAGTCCACAGCCCCTGTAGACTGTTGAACCATGGACTGTAGTGCCTGAGCCTGAGCAAACGTAATCTGACTAACATTACCAAAGTTGAATGGGTTAATGATCTCTTTAGGATCACCGTTAGTCAATAATAACTTACCAGCACGAATCTCTGGCTTAGTGCCTCTAGGGATGCGTGTAGCGTCCATAGCAAGCATTGGGTGTACTGTAAGGGCCAGAGCGTCTATACGTGCGCGTAGCTCTGCATCTAGAGCCTTCTGGCTGTTGTATCCCTTCTCACATACACCACGACCATAGAAGCGGCTGGGTACAACGTCCCATGGGAACGCTACGATAGGACGGTCTTTCATCATGTAAGGACTAGGTTCAGCTTTAAGCATGATACCTTCGTTACCAATGATAACTACAGCTTCTGTGTAGTAACCTTCCTTCTCGTCTTCATCAAGATCATAATCAAGTTCTTGTTCAAGGAGATGTGTAGGGACTAGACCATAATACTTGGTAAGCCGTACCTTATCATCTTGAGTAACTGTGAGCTCACTATCAGGCTCTAGGTTGAAATCTTCTGAGGCATTGCCTAGGTAAGCGTCTTTATAAACACCTTGTTCTTGTAGGATCTCTACCGTATGGGCTGACACAAACTCGTCTACAGCTACGCCCAAAGCTTCTTCTACATTGGTGGCCACTGGGTCGATACGGAAGTTCTGAGGCAGGATGGGACGTAGGCGAACCACGGTACGCTTGGAGATATTAACACCCACAGCCTCCATAGCACCACCCATGACCTTCTCGGTCGCAGGCTTCATCTCGTTGATCTCTTCTAAAACTACCTCAGCAATACCATTACCGTAGACCGCTGCGTTGATCAAGCACTCACTCATGTCCCTGCGGATACGTGTACGTTCAAAGTCCTCATGTAGCTTGTTACGTAGGAACTGAATGTCCTCAGTCTCTGAGTCACCTAGATTGTCTTTAATGTCAAAGTACTTACCACGACCAAAGGTAGCCTCTTCAATCTCAGCTACGTTAGACTCTACGGCTTGCTGAAGGGCAGGGGCAATGATCTGTGATCTCTCTGCCTTACGTGTAGCATCTGAGGCATTCCAAATACCCCGCCAGAGGCGATAATACTCTTCATGCTTCTTGGCATAGTTATTCTCGTAGTAATCACCCCAATCGTTCACCTTGGTCATAACGAAGTCTATGAGGGACTGTTCGATAATAATAGGGTCTGTACTCTCGTTATGGTCATTTAGTTGCATGTTTAGTATCCACTGATTAAGTCTATGGTTTCAAATTCGTCATGTTCTTCAAAGTTACCTATATAGGCTACCTTGGCTAACTGGTCTATATAAGCCAGCGAGTCTATTAAGTCATCATGTGTTAAGGGGTCTGGGAACTGGAATAATTCATCACAGAAGCGTGAGTGCCATTCTTTAGACTTCTTGTTGATGGTTATTAGACCATGCTCAAAGCGTCCTTGAAGTGCCCACATTATCCTATCAGTCTTCTTCTGGTTACCGTGTGTAAGTTCCTCCACCCTGAAGAAGAAGGACTGACGTTTCATCATGTCCATGAGGGGTGACATTACAGCTTGTTTGGCAATACCTTTCTCTATACCTACAGAGAGTGGTCTGTAATCCTTTACAGCTTGGAATATCTTACGTGCTGTCTCGTCAAGAGTCCAACGCCCATATATGATATTCTCAACAAACCAGCCATCTTCATTGACATAAACTACAGCCATAGAGGTGTTGTCTAGTCGGCTTGTGTTTCCTTTCTTCTTAGAAACATCTTGGAAACCAGCGAGGTCAATAGCAATATAATAATCACCATCACCAGTAGGTTTTGTGCCCGTCTGTAACCACTCTTCTTTAAACATCTCAGAGCCTTGGTTCTTGAAAGAAGCCATGAACTCTTGTTGGAAGGCGTGGGTTGACATACTCTTTTTAGCAATGTTGATCTCTTCAGGATCTAAGGTTTCATTGTCGTAGGAGGTGAAATGCCATGCAGAGAACGTAGGGTCATCCTCAGATAGCTCTGCATACTTGTATAAGTCATAGAAGTGATTACGTCCCTTGGGTGTACCTATGAAGAGACAGGAACCCTTTTGGTCAGCTAGGGCTGGTCGTAGGATCTCCTCAAATACCTCTGGTTTCATATCTGCATATTCGTCTAGACATAGAAACTTAAGGCTAACACCACGCATCGTATCGGGTCTATCAGCACCTTTAAGTGAGATAGTTGCACCATTGATCAGGGTGATTTGCATGTTGTTGATATGGGAGCTGCGTATTACTGGGTGACCTAATTCTATCAATAGGCCCCACATGATGTCTCTGGCCTGCCCTTGGGTAGGTGCAACATAGAATACATGGGAGTTTGGTTTATCAGCTTGAAGGGCATTGACAATTAGAAGCCATGCAGCTAGTCGTGACTTACCACAACGTCTTCCTGCAGCCACTACCCTGAAGCGTGTAGGGTCTGCCCATACTTTCTTTTGCCAATCCAGAAGTTCAATCTGTAGATCACTCATACGACAGTGTACTCCGCATCACTTATGTCTTCATTGGAGACCTCTGTCTGACCTACACCAGTGATATTAATCTGTATAGCTGACTTAGCACTACCTTTGGTGATATCCTTCTCAAAGGCTGCTACAGGGGCTACACGGTCCATGACAAGTTTCCATGCTGATGCTTGGTTCTTATGATCATCGTTCAAGGCAGCATTAAAGATAGCCTCAAGTACTTTGGCTGACTTAGGGGACGCAAGCATCCTAGCTTTGTACTCGTTGATGATAGCAGCATCACCTTTAGGACGACCAATAATACCCTTAGGCTTCTTAAGAGCCGCCTTAGGTGGCCTACCTGTACGCTTCTTAGGTACTGTTCTACGGTCAACCCTGCCTGACTTGGTAAGCTTAGGTTCTTTAGGTTCTTCTTGTTCTGACATATCTATGCAATTGCCTCTGTGTTGAGATTGCTACGGGGGGGTGGGGTTACTTAAGACTGACAATCTCTGTTAAGAGACATAGGTGTCGCCTTAAGTATACTTAAGTGTCTTTATGTTTATTCTTTAATTATAACTAAAAGTAACTACTAAAGTGTCTAAAGTAGTTACTTTATGTTTATACTAAAAGAATAAACTGTAAGTGCCTTAGGGCCGCGTTAAGCTGCTAAAGCATACTATAGGTATATTATACCACATCTGAGCCTGAAAGTCAAGTAGTTTCTACAGTTTCTTCAGTATACTTAAGGTCATGTCCATAAGCCCCATGAATACCCTTGTGATGTTAATGAGAACTATTATCATTCCCATGTATATCATAGGGTTATCTTATGTAACCTACAGTAATCTTTTGTTACTTACTAAAGCAGAATCACTCTTTTGTAAACTTAGGTTTTCTTCAGAAGCAGAATCACTCTTTTGTAAACTTAGGTGCCTACCACAGTTATCCCAAGAATACTCCACGGCCCCTCCCCATTAAGTTATCCACAGGCACACGGAAGTGTCCACAGGTTATCCACAAGTCCTCAAGGCCCTGTGGATAACTCAAGTCCTTAAGTTATCCACAGGTTATCCACAGGCTACCGAAGTGTCCACAGGTTATCCACAAGTCCTTAGGTAGCCTGTGGATAACTTATCATGTGTCAAACTATTGACACCTAAGTCCTACTGTCAAACTATTGACACCTAAGGACTTGAGCATACTCGAGACACTTAAGCAAGCGTGACTACTCAAGGCTCATTTGTTTCATAAGTTGACAAGTGAATGCCTAGGTGGGTGCCCTAGGACACACCAGAACCTGTGGATAACCTGTACATAAGTCACATAAGTTATCCACAGGCTCCTTAAGCTGTCTATAAGCTCGTCTAACGTATGCCAGTGTAAAACCTAGGCCGTCATATGCCCAAAGTATTTACGTTGATTCTGTGATATTGGCACAAGTATTGCATATGTAAATAGGTAAATAATTGGCATAATACTTGCTACGTGCGTGCGTTCCTTTATAGCATCTAGTGTCATATACTGTGCACTACATTGGTGCACCCTAGCACTATATTGGTGCACGTCTGCAGGCCTTGCTACGCCTAGCTATCAGTTAATTGTGTCAATATAACGTCATATTTGTGCACTATACTGGTGCATAAGCCTTATGCCTGTAATGTGCCCATATCGTCCACAGGCCTTGCTACGCCTAGGTTTGCCATTGTTGGCACAGGTATTGCATTAATACTTGTGTCACCAATACAACAGGCCACAGGCCACAGGAGCACATAGCATGACATATTCACAAGTAAAGCAAGCATGGTTTAACGAGTCTAGCGACCTAGTTATGGCGACACAGGCACAGATTAGCAAGCTTGAGGCCGAGTTTGAGCGCACAGGCAACGAACATGGTGCTGACTGGTTACAATCTCGCTATGATGATTTCAAAGAGGAAATGGCTTATGACATGTCAGAATTACTAGCCGAGTTTGCCTTATAATCTAACCACTAACAACAAAGGGCCCACGGGCCCATAGGAGTACACCATGCAGCTATTAACTAAAGCACAACTATGGCAAGCTTTTGCACCGGCCTTTAACTTTGAGCTAGATGAGGAACAATTGCTAGCCGAGGCCCTTAAGCGTGGGTTTGTAACTAAACATAGTGATGATCAATACTTAGTTAACGAAGATTATTGATTGACCATAGAGCCTTAGATACCCTAGGGCTCTAGAGTAAACCAAGTAACTAACTGGAGTTTCCCATGATGAATAGTAAAAAAATAGAAATGCAGATAGACGCTTTAAAGGCTAAAGCAGACCTAACTAAAGACGCGTCAACTCTTCAATACATTTTTGATGAAATATATGATTTAAAAACTTTAAAGAAAGAAATTCGCGATAATAACCTTTAACTGGCGGTAGTTGTTTTACTCAATGGCCCATTACTAGGCCATTCGTTAAACCAACCATAATGGAGTACACCATGCAAACATTAAAGAAAGCACCTGCAACGCTAGGCTATACACTATACCAAGGCCCCTCAGTACTCGACGGCGCACCTATCGCGGCCATCTTGACGCTAAAGACTAGTAACCGCAAAACGGGCAATATGGCGCAAGTGTGGATCATTCGCACCGATGATAATCCAGTAGCCATAAGCCAAGCTAAACTAGATGGTAGTATTTGTGGATCATGCCCTCACAAGCAATCGGTAGGCGGCGCGTGTTATGTTAATATTGGTCAAGCCCCACTAGCAGTATACAAGGCTTTTAAGCGTGGTAGATACTCAAATGATCTAAGTGGTCTAGCGGATAAGCTGGCAGGTCGTATGCTTCGCCTTGGCGCTTATGGTGATCCAGCGGCTGTACCTTATGAGGTCTTAGCTTCAATAGCGGCCATGGCTAAAGGCCACACAGGCTACACGCACCAAGTAACGCACAAGGCTTTTGATAATCGTTACCTAGGCCTCTGTATGGTCTCGGCAGATACACCAAAACAAGCATTAAAGTATCAAAAGCTAGGCGCTCATACGTTTCGTGTGGCCTTAGAAGGTGATACACTGGCAGAAGATGAGCTAGAATGCTTAGCAGACGCACAAGGCCTTCAATGCGCTGATTGTGGCTTGTGTGATGGCACTAAGCGAAACATAGCTATTACTGTACATGGTTCACGCTCTAAACGTTTTAAGTCTAATCTAATTAGTCTAAAAGAAGTAGCATAATGAATAAACACGACCAAACAATAGCTTACAAGATCATGGAGCTAAGCCCTTCGCCTAGTCACTATAAAACCTTATTCCATGGTAACGAGGGCTCTAGGTCCATACCGACGGACCAATGGGTAAAGGCTCAAGTACGGCCATACGCTAAAGATGGCACACAAAAGACTACATATGCTAGTGGCTGGCATACGTTACCCACGTATCAGGAGGCTTTAGACTACTTTGCTAAGTTTAAGAATAAAGAGAATAGGTGCATAGTATTATGTAATGTGTGTCAATCACGACCTAAAGCACATAGCCCTAGTAATGTGTCATTGAGTGACTATATTTATATCATTGGTGAAGTTAAACGTAAACGCACAGGAGGCGTAGAATAATGAATATATATATGGATATACTTTACTTGCCATAGTCATTTTATACGTGGTATGGTTTAGTCATTGGCTTTATAAGCTAATAACTACGGACGAAATAACAGAAATGAACAAGGCACTAGAGAAAACTTTTGGAGGTGATAATAATGTTAACTAATACTAAACTAAAAAACCTATGCATGAACCACTTGCTTAAACGCGACACTACCAGTATACTAGTGCTTGAGGAATTATATCTTGATTTCTTTAATGACTACCTGACACTGGCTTATGCAGCCGAAAACATGGGCGTACAAGAGGATTTACTAGGATACGCCATTGACCTAGGTAAACAATTTAATCACAAGACTAGAGGGTAAGATAATGATGATATTTAATTACAAAAGCAAAAAGCACTTAAGGGAACATATCGGCCAGCCTTTAAACTTTATAGAGACTAGCCTATTCGGGCCTGAATACTTAAGCAATGGCTCCATAGTAGGGGCCAATAGGCCACACGTTACGGGTATAGGCCGTGAGTTTTTTGCTACAGTAACACTAAAAGACGATATTATAACCAAGGTGGTATAAATTATGCACAATCACACAGAAGCAGAGAGAGAATTATATAACGTGCTGTTAGATTTGAACTATAGTGAACCATACATTACACTGGGCAGCCTTGCCAAGGTAACAGGTACATCAAGGCGTATATTAGCTCCCCTATTGGGTGATTTAGTAACTAAGGGTAAGGTACTGGCGGGGAATGAAGACGTTATGGGCAACATTATACACACGTATACGCCTATCGTGTCCAGAGGCCTAGCATATGGCTACCCTTTAGATTACTATACATATGAAGAATGGAGCGGGTTTGCATTATGAGCTATTTATATGATATAGTTTACCTAATAGGCTTAGCTGTTGTATATACAGCGGTAATTATGAGCCTAGTAGCTGCAACAGCCGCAGGTGTGGCAGTATTATTAACATTATTAACTAAATAAGGTGGTATACAATGAGATGCAAAGCGTGTAATATGATCCTAAACGACTATGAGTTAAGCCGTAAGGAAAAGGAAACTGAAGAATTTTTAGATTTATGTGGTAAATGCTTGACAATCAGTAATGAGGCGGCATATAATGTCGTTATTGATGCGGGTGATTTTGACTTAGAAGAGGGTATTAATTATGGCACAAGCAACTTTTGACCTAGAGATAGGCGTAGGCACTTTAGAAGAGATGCTAATTAACTTTGAGGTTGACTACTATATCGACCAAGATGCAGAGGTAGTTATTAATGACTACTATTGTTATTATATCAACGAGGCCGAGAGCGGCCTTAAGCATTACGAGAGGCTACCTAGGTGGCTAGAGAAAAAACTAGAAGGTGAGGTAGAAGACTATAAATATGAAATGATAGCAAATAACGCTTGACACGATTAAGCAACCTTGGTATAATACTAAGGTAACCAAGACACTTTTAGTATATTCTTAGTTTATAACTAAAAGTAACTACTAAAGTGTCTTAAGTACAACTAAGGGCCATTAGGGCCTTTAGAACTAAAACCCACTATAGCCACTTAAGGCTAAGGATAATTTTATGTCAGTAATTACAGGTAAAGTCGCTTTTGTCAATCTAGAAGAGCATGAGATGTATCAAGGTCAGTCAACGGGTAAATACTCGGTGGTTGTCACACTAGACGATGCGGAGGCGTCCAAGATGGAAGATCAAGGCGTTAAGCTGCGCGAGTACGAAGGTAACAAGCAACGAAAGTTTGCCAGTAAGTTTTCTGTTGATGTGGTAGACTTAGATGGGGAGCCTGAAACGGCACGACTCACTCGAGGTTCTTTGATCCGTATTCAGTACTCAACAGGTCAACCGCACCCAGTGCATGGTATTACGCCTTATCTGGATAAGATCCGAGTACTTGAGCTAGCTAATCAGTCTGATGACGACTTCTAGAGGCTAACCCTAGGGCTTACTATAGGTAGGCCCTTAAAACCCCTTAGAACGCACCACAGGAGCTCACAGAGCATGATACAAGTAGAAAGTACATTTGTTAAGCATGAACCATGCCCCTCGTGCGGCTCCAGTGATGCCTTAGCGAGGTATTCGGATAACCATGCAGTATGTTTCAAATGCCAGCACTATATACACGGTGATGGTACAACAGCAACAGCAACCAACATAAGAGCGAGGCCACTGGAAATGACAGGCACAATAGCAGCCCTACAGGATAGACGTATATCCATGGACGTATGTAAACGATATGGCGTAACAGTAGAATATGACGCCTCAGGGGTGATTAATAAACACCACTACCCATACCATAGTCTAGAGGATAGAACTAAAGTCGTAGGTACTAAGGTGCGAGGCGTCAAGGATAAACAATTCTACAGTACGGGAGACCTAACACAAGCAGGTCTATTTGGTCAACAGATATTTGCGGAGGGAGGTAAATACATAACCATAACAGAAGGCGAGATAGACGCCATGGCTGTTAACGAGATGTTTGACGGTAAATGGCCAGCAGTGTCTATCAGGTCAGGAGCAGCGGCAGCAGCCAAGGACATTAAAGCCTCGCTAGAATACCTAGAGACTTTTGATAATGTTATCATATGTTTTGATTCAGACGAGGCAGGTATAAAGGCCTCAGAAGCTGTTCTACCGCTCTTTAGCCCTCGTAAGGCTAAGGTATGTACCCTGCCTCTAAAAGACGCTGGTGATATGCTCAAGGCCAATAAGGTACGAGAGTTTACCCGATGCTGGTGGGATGCTAAGGCATTCAAACCTGAGGGTGTGGTAAGTTTAGGTGATGAGTCAGTATGGGATAAGTTTCTAAAGCGTGGTACAGAAGAGGTAACACCGCTACCTGCTAGTTTTGGTTCACTAAATGCCATGATGAATGGGGGTATTGCAGCGGGAGAGGTGACAGTCATTGGTGCCTTGACAAGTATTGGTAAGTCTACTATGGTGTACAACCTAGTACACGGTATGTACGTGGAGAGCTCTAAGAAAATAGGTTGTGTGTTCTTAGAGGCTGACGTAGGTGAGACAGTGGAGAAGCTTCTATCTGTCTATATGGGAACCAATATAAGCGACATAGAACAGAAGGACAGGGATTACAATCTGTACCATGAGAAGTACAACGAGCTGGCCCAGAGTGATAAACTACATATCTTGGATCACCAAGGCGCTCTAGAAGCTGATGAACTATTCGCTAAGATGCAGTACTTGGTGAAAGGCTTAGACTGTGATATAATTATCTTAGATCCGCTACAGGCAGCCGTGACTTCTAATGACAATGGTGTCATTGATGGCTTTATGGATAAATGTCTAAAGCTTGCAAAGAATACTGGAGTAAGTATTATCATTGTTAGTCATATGCGTAAGCCTAATGCTAAGAATGCACATGACGTAGGTGAGTATGATTTGAAGGGCTCAGGTTCAATCAACCAAATAGCCTTCAACACTATCCTACTTAGTCGTGATAAGATGTCTGACGATGATTACGCACGTAACTGTACTCAGGTGCAACTAGTTAAGTGTAGACGTACAGGACGTACAGGGGTAGCTGGCTGGCTCTATTATGAGAACAACACCAGCCGTTTAGTGGCTACTCAGGCACCTGAAATTAAGAAGGCTAATGATATAGAGGACTTTTAAATATGTATGCAGAAGAGTTGCTAACGGTAGGTTTAAGTGCTATAATGATTATATACTTCATGGGAGGTAGCTAAGGGATGATAAGTGCAGCGGTCTTATGCATGGCTATGAACCTCTACCACGAGGCCAGAGGTGAGCCTTTAGCAGGCCAGTACGCAGTAGGGCAGAGCGTTATTAACCGTGTGAGAGACAAGAGGTATCCCAATACAGTTTGTGAGGTAGTACATCAGGCCAAGTACCGAGGGTGGGATCAGGTAAACCCCATACGTAACCAATGTCAATATAGTTGGTACTGTGACGGTAAACCTGACAACCCACAAAATGGTAAGGCTATGCTGGAGGCTACCATACTGGCCCAGTACATATTAGCCTCTACGGTAATAGACATTACAGAAGGTGCCACACATTACCATGCGTCATATGTACACCCATATTGGGCAGACCATATGACGACCACGGTACAGATAGGTACACATATATTTTATAGATAATAGGAGCAAGTAACATGAGATTGATATTCGACATAGAAACAGACGGCCTTAAGCCTACAGTAGTTTGGGTTATCGTTACTAAGGATATTGATACTCAAGAAGTCAAGACTTTTTATAAACCATTTGATACTTTTAATGAATACATAAGCAAAGCTGAGGAGGTGATAGGGCACAACATCATTGGTTATGATATACCAGTGTGTGAGAGGCTACTGGGTACTACGTTTGACCATTGTAAGGTCACAGATACTCTGGTACTATCCAGATTAGCCAACCCACAAAGAGAAGCACACAGCCTAGATTACTGGGGAGGAGTATTAGGGAATGCAAAAGGTACTTATTCGGATTGGTCACAGCTTACTCCAGAGATGGTGGTATACTGTAAGCAAGACGTTGATGTTAATGAACAAGTATACGAACGATTGCTATATGAGCTTGCTGATTTTGGAAGCGAAAGCTTACTTCTTGAGCATAAAGTACAGCGTATCATCCAAAAGCAAATCAGGAACGGGTGGCTCTTAGATGAACCTAAGGCCCGTGACCTAGTAGCAGAACTAAAGGAAAAACAATATGATCTTGAAGAAAACGTACAAAAAGTATTCATACCGTTGCCAACATTTATCAAAGAAGTTACACCAAAAGTTAAAAAAGATGGTACGATAAGTGTAGTAGGTTTAAAGTTTCTAGGTGAACGCTGGACAACAGTCGGTGGCCCCTTCAGTCGTATTGATTGGCCAGTGTTCAACCTAGGCTCTAGGAGGCAGATAGGGAGATACCTACAGCACTTTGGGTGGAAGCCTAAAGTATTTACAGAAACAGGACAGGCCATTGTGTCTGAGGACGTACTCAAGGACGTTAAAGGTATCCCTGAGGCTGAACTGATAGCATCCTACCTACTGGTACAGAAGCGCATAGCTCAGGTACGAAGTTGGCTAGAGGCTGTTGACGAAGACACTGGGAGGGTACACGGATACGTTAACACTAATGGTGCGGTTACTGGACGTATGACACACAGTAAGCCTAATTGTGCTCAGGTGCCCTCCTCCAGTAGTCTATATGGTCCTGAGTGCAGAGGGTGTTGGATAGTACCAGAGGATTATAAGCTTGTAGGTATCGACGCTTCTGGTTTAGAATTGCGAATGTTAGCCCACTTCATGAATGATCCTGAGTACACGAAAGAGATACTGGAGGGTGATATTCATACGGCTAACCAGAAAGCTGCTGGATTAGCAAATCGTAATTTAGCAAAGACTTTCATATACGCTTATTTGTATGGCGCAGGTGACGAGAAAATAGGCTCTATTGCTGGTGGCGGTAGGAACATGGGACGGAAGCTTAAGGCTAAGTTCCTTAAGGGTACACCAGCACTGGCGATACTTAAGGAAAATGTATCAATAGCAGCAGGAAAAGGTTACCTCAGGGGCTTGGATAAAAGAAAAGTATTTGTTAGATCAGAGCACTCGGCTTTAAATACACTTTTACAGTCAGCAGGGGCATTAGTTATGAAACAAGCCTTGATTATTCTTGATGAATATGCTATACTATGGGGTATAGACTATAAGTTTGTAGGTAATATCCATGATGAATTTCAGGTGGAGGTACGAGCGGATCAAGCAGAACGTTTCGGACAGTTAGCCTGCAGTTGTATTGAGGCCGCAGGGCTTGCCTTTAAGCTTAAATGCCCACTGGCTGGTGATTTTAACGTAGGAGATAGTTGGGCTGAGACCCATTAGGGGGAGTTATGAATGCAGCAATGGAATTAACAAAAAAACAAATCAGTAACGCAAAGTATAATCCTAGGAATAACGCAAGAAATAATCCTAGGAATAACCCTCAACGTATGTTTGTCAACGGTAAGTACGTACCTAAAAACCATCCCATGTGGAAAGCCGGAACCTATAGGACATTTAATGACGCAGCCTTTAGTTCCTTTACTAATTACGCTTCCTCAACCAAAGGTGATGTGTACATTATCACTAACAAGGCGTGGCCTGAGTGGGTTAAGATAGGTAAAGCTGTTGATGCTACAGATCGTCTTAAGAGTTACCAGACAAGTGACCCATTTAGAGCTTATGAGTTACATCATAGTGTCACTAAGGATAACAGACACACAGCAGAGGTAGAGGCGCACAAGGCACTTGAGGTCTTAAGTAAAGACAGGAAGAATGAGTGGTTTAAAGTAGACTTAGAGACAGCAGTAAGTTGTATAGAAGGTAACATATGAAACATAATAAAGGAAAGCCATTTGACATCTGTTTTGTTGATGCTGATAGTTTGATATATCGTATCGCACTTAAGACTGATATAGACTTAAGCACAGCCAAGGAATACTACGATAAAGCCATAGAGGATATTGAGTGGAACACCTGCAGCACAGTGACTAAGGTAGCACTAAAGGGCGTAGGTAACTTCCGCTATGCTATAGCAGAGGATTACAAAGGCCAACGTAAAGTTAAAGAACAAGAGGAAGACCCTAATCCTGCGTTGACAGAGAGGCGTAAAGAACTTAATGAGTATGCTTATGGCCTAGGGCACTTCGCTAGTGATAACTGTGAAGCAGACGATGTAGTATCTATATGGGCGCAGGAGGCTTTAGACGCTGGTGTAAACTATGTCATAGCACATATAGACAAAGACATTGACATGGTGGAAGGCTGGCATTATAACTTCACCAAAGAAACTTTGTACTACATTGATGCAGAGGAAGGTTGGTACAGGATGTGCATACAGATGCTTACGGGTGATTCTACGGACAACATACAAGGTCTTAAGGGTATTGGGCCTAAGAAAGCAGAGAAGCTACTGGCTGATGTTGCTAAGGCTGATATGCTGGCTAAAGTACAGGAGGCATGGCAAAAGGCTCACCCTGATGATTGGCATGATCGACTTGAGGTGTGTTGGAACTTATTGTACATGAGGCGTACTTGGGACGGCTTTAAGAGACTAACGATAGAGGATACTTTAGATGCTTAAAGAGCAAAAGTTTAGGTCAGGCCTAGAGAGTGCTTTTAGTGACGCTGTAGGCACTACGGGATTCCAGTATGAGCCTTACAGGATACCTTACATTATAAATAAGAAATACATACCTGACTTCATATGTGAACGTACAGGTGCCATGATAGAATGTAAAGGATTCTTTAGGGTTGGTGATACACAGAAGTATAAAGCTATTAGGGACGAGATTGATCGACCATTGATCTTCCTGTTCTCTGATTCAACTAAGAAGTTACGTAAAGGTTCTAAGATGACATTAGGGCAGTGGTGTGAGAAAGAAGGTTTAGCTCACTTCACCTTACGTACCGTAGATAAGTTACTGGAGCATTTGAAATGTCTAGCACCTTTGAAGAATTAAAAGAGAAAGTACTCAAAGAGTTTGATGTTGACTTACTGTGTGAGCTTATGAAGATTGACAGTGAACAGTTACTTGACCGCTTTGAGGATTTATTCATGAAGAACATGGAGCTATTTGAAGATGACGAATAATGCCTTGGACATACAAGTAGGCGGTGAGCATTACAATACACTGGGCATTCAACCTATAGAGTTTATTGTAAGCAACAATATGCCTTACTGTGAGGCCAATGTGATTAAGTATGTATCCCGCTGGCGAAGCAAGAATGGCCTAGAGGATCTACTTAAAGCTAAACACTATATTGACCTACTTATAGAATTTGAAGACTTACACGAGGGGAACCGATAATGCAGCTAATAGAGATGCTTAAGAAGCATGAGGGTGTTGAGACTCATGCGTATGTAGACACGGTAGGTAAGACGACCATAGGTGTAGGGCGTAATATAGACGCTGCAGACGGCCTAGGGCTCTCTGAGAAGGAGATTGATTACCTACTGCATAATGACATTGACAGGGTAGAGAATGAGCTTCTAAAGAGCTTACCTTGGGTTTCTAACCTAAACCCTGACCGTTTTGATGCTTTGGTTGACATATGCTTTAACTTAGGTTTACCACGGTTCCTTAAGTTTCAAAAGGCCTTGAATGCTCTGATGACACATAACTATGAACTGGCAGCTATTGAGTTCTTAGATAGCCGTTGGGCTCAACAGGTAGGTGGTAGAGCTATTGAGTTAGCTGAGATGATTAGAACAGGTGTTTACCAAGAGGATTACAAGCATGATAGTTAAATTATATACAGGTTCAAACTGTCCAGCGTGTGTCACACTCAAGGGACGTTTAGAAGGTCTAGGTATTAGTAGCTACAAATATGAAGAGGCTAACGTTAATGTACCTGCGAATCGTGAGGAGGTTATTAAGCTAGGATTCCGAGGTGTTCCCTTGTTGGTACGTTATGATATTGATGGGGAGGTTGTAGGTGCTCTAATGGGAGCCACTAAAGCGGATAGTGCTTACACTGATATCTTTAAAGGCGCGTGGGAGAGTCCTCATGTTATTCATGAACCACTTTAAAATGATTATGGAGGGTTTTGACTGTGACCTTAACACAGCTATTCAACTATATCAACGCGGTACTGTCTGGGAGGACTAAATGAAGGCTGAATACATAAGTCATATGGGTGACGACCTGACTGTAGTGAATGCAGCAAGAGTATCATTTGATAAGGAGAGCGCAGAGGTTAGTTACAGTGACACAAAACTAATCAAGTACCTAGCATCTCATGGTCACTGGACACCATTTAGTCACCCTCAGATCACCATGCGCTATACAGTGCCTATCTTTGTAGCTCGACAGGAGTTTAAACATATCGTAGGCTTCACACGTAACGAAGTGAGTCGTAGGTATGTTGATGATACCCCTGAGTTCTATATGCCAGAGGTGTGGCGTAGTCGGCCAGAGGGTAGCGTCAAGCAGGGTAGCGGTAGTAGTGTTAGTGAAGAAGATAATGCACAGATTAAACGTCATTATGAAGGCCAAATGCGTGAGTGTTTAGTCGCTTATACCAACCTTCTAAATAGGGGAGTAGCACCCGAACAAGCCCGTATGGTCTTACCACAGTCGATGTACACAAGCTACTACGTCACTGGCTCACTTGCAGCCTTTGCTCGTATGGTCAAGCAACGTACTGACCCTCATGCTCAGGTAGAGATTCAGGAGTTAGCCAAGGTGGTTGATAAGGTGATTAGACCGCTATTCCCCATATCTTTTGCGGCGTTAGTGAATCCTTAAAGTGATCTAAAGTGTAGGAGAATGAAAATGAGCAGAACAAAGAGAAAAGCCAAGACAGGAGCTAAGGCAGTATCAAGTAACTGTAGGAACCACGGAAGTTGTGACTACTGTAAAGGAAACAAGATGCACAGGCATTCTAAGAAACTAGTTAATGATAACGAGGAAGTAACATATTATGATGAACCTTAAATTGAAAGATTGTCAAATGGAACAGATCACCGTAACGTACTTAGATGGACTACACCATGATCTTAAAGAAGAACTTAAGGCTCATGATGCTGACCCGTACTTAGGTGCTCAAGAGGCACAGGACGTAATGTATACCTTGATTTCTATTGAAGTTGTAATGAAAGACCTTATGTTCATGGATGCTTATTTAGATTGGAAGATGGAAAACGGAGTAGACCTGTAATGAATGCACCAACTAACGTTAGTAGCGTATATGAAGATTACATTCACAAATCACGTTATGCTCGATACCTGCCTCAAGAACAACGTAGAGAGACATGGGGCGAGACAGTTTCCCGTTACCTAGACTACTTTAAAGGACAAGGTAAGCTGGATGACAGTACATATGACGAGCTATACACTGCTATCTATGACAAAGAAGTGATGCCCTCTATGAGAGCATTAATGACCGCTGGTGAGGCTCTAGACCGTGACAATGTAGCAGGGTTCAATTGTAGCTACATGGCTATTGATCACCCCCGCGCCTTTGACGAGATGATGTATATTCTCATGTGTGGTACTGGCGCTGGTTTCTCAGTTGAACGACAGTACGTAGCTAAGTTGCCTGAGGTTGCTGAAGATATGCACCCTACTGACACCTGTATCCACGTAGCCGATAGTAAGATTGGGTGGGCTAAGAGCTTCCGTGAGCTGATCAGTCTGCTGTACTCAGGCCAAGTACCTACGTGGGACGTTAGTAAGGTACGAGCAGCGGGTGAGCCTTTGAATACCTTTGGTGGTCGTGCGTCAGGCCCAGAGCCTTTAGTTGATTTGTTTAAGTTTGCAGTGGGCTTATTCAAGGGAGCTAAGGGCCGTAAGTTGAGTAGTATTGAGGCTCATGACCTATGTTGTAAGATAGCACAGATTGTAGTCGTTGGTGGTGTACGTAGATCAGCATTGATTAGCTTAAGTAACTTAACGGATGATCGTATTCGCCGTAGTAAGCATGGTAACTGGTGGGAAACTGAACCACAAAGGGGATTAGCCAATAACTCAGCTTGTTATACTGAAAAGCCTGACTTTGAAGCATTCATGAGTGAGTGGAGTAGCTTGTATGAATCTCGTAGTGGTGAGCGTGGGTTCTTTAGTCGAGTAGCTAGTCAAAACCAAGCAGCTAAGAATGGACGTAGGGATGCTGAGCACGACTTTGGGACGAATCCGTGTTCGGAGATAATATTACGCCCACAACAATTTTGTAATCTCAGCGAAGTAGTTGTACGTCATGATGATACCTTTGATACCCTTAAGAGCAAGGTACGTCTAGCATCTATCCTAGGGACGCTACAGGCTACGTTGACTGACTTCCGCTACCTACGTAAGAAGTGGCAGGATAATACCGCAGAAGAAGCTTTGTTGGGTGTGAGCCTTACAGGTATACTTGATAATAAACGAATGGCTACAGTAGGGCCAAAGTTAGCTGGAGAGCTTGAGGAACTTAAGAATGAAGCAGTTAGAGTTAATAAAGACTGGGCCAAAAGATTGGGTATCAATCAGTCTACAGCCATTACGTGCGTTAAGCCGTCAGGTACAGTCTCACAATTGGTCAACAGCGCCAGTGGAATCCATGGTCGGTTTGCTGACTATTATATTCGCAGGGTTCGTGCTGACAGTCGTGATCCCCTATGTACAGTCTTAGAGGCCGCAGGAGTCCCTGTAGAGGACGATGTGACCTCAAGCAGTACTAAGGTATTCAGTTTCCCTCAAAAGGCTCCTAAGGGCTCTACAATAGCTTCTAGACAGTCTGGTATGGAACAGTTGCACCTTTGGGATATGTATCAACGTCATTGGTGCGAACATAAACCATCCATTACGGTTTACTATAAGGATAATGATTTCCTTGAGATTGGTAACTGGCTATTTAACAACTTTGATGAAGCCTCAGGGTTGAGCTTCTTACCATTTAGTGAGCATACGTATCAACAGGCACCTTATGAAGAGATTGATAAGGCTACCTATGAGGCTATGCTTAAGGTTACACCTACTGAGGTGAACTGGGATATTGTTGAAGCAAGTGACTTGACAGAAGGAGCACAGACTCTGGCTTGTACTGGAGGTGCTTGCGAGATTTAGCAGACAAACAAAAGGCCCCAAGGTGTGAACCAAGGGGCCTTTTTTGTGCTTAAGATTTACTCTTCTTGTTCATAATCATGCAAGGCAGTACCTAGATAGAAAGCTTCGGCAGGCATCTTAACAGCTTGAGATACTAGAGCACCTAAAGTAGGTCGCGCATTAATGTAATCCTCCACTTGCTTATCAGTTACCTTACCGCTCTGAGCAGTATCTCTAGAAAACTTAGTCCTTCGCTTACCTTTTAAATGCTTCTGTTTAGCCTTTAAGGCGGTAGGGGCTAAGTCTACATAGATTGGAGGGGTAATAGATACTTCACGCCTAGGTAATGCCTTTTTAAGCACCTTGCCTAATACTGGTAGTTTCTCAAGGAAATCATGCTCATCTGACACAAAAGACATAGCCCGTTTATCGGGAAGCACTTTTGTCAATACATTAACACCTCCTTCAACTACAGCTGACCCTACGTGTGAAGAAGATAACCACAAACCATTCTGCTGTACGTCCCTGAGACTTTTATTGAGAATAGTCACTCCCTTAGGTAACTTGTTTGAAAGTATAGTATATAACTCCATAGGGTCAGTAGTGTCGGTAGAGGCATATATACGCCTAAGAGTATTATGTGCTTTATTTTTATTCTTAATGGCATCTTGGAAGTGATCACCGCCCATACCCTCCACACGTTTAACAACTAAACGATTAGTACCTGAATCAGGCATACCCCAAGCCTTAAGTACAGAATCATAGGCATAAGACAAGTCTGCATCGGAGGTTTTAAAATCTACTTCTTTATTAACACCACGAGCACTACGAGTATGTTGAGTAACATTAGCTTCATTGGCAGCATTTATATAGTTATCTTTACTAAGCTGCTGTATGCCTCCATGAGAGATAGAATCAACATGGCCGCCTAAAACGCCCTTGCCAGCTTTATTAGTGTTGGTCTGAGCATCAATGTAAGCATTATAGGTCATCTGAGCAACAGCTTTCTCCTTATGCCTAGATGCTGTTGCGCTGTCACCCCGCCCTTCTGCTGCCTTAGCTTTAGCCCATTCGTCCTTAACTATCTTCTGGCTATGCTTATTGATACCATACTTATCCTGTAAGGCCCTAGCACTTGGGTTTATTACGGAAGTAAAACCACCCTTAGCCACCTTACCTGCCCATTCCTTTAAGCCTGTAAACTTCTGAGCTAATGTGTGTGCATCAGTTAAATTAGTCACGCCTTTGACATTATACTTAAGAAGTGTCTCAGTGAGTTTAGCTAACTCAGGAGTGGTGTCCTTCAGGTTCTTTATCTCACCTGCATAATAGTTAGGTATGTAATTAGGTGCGGCACTTATAGCTCGTTGTACTGGAGCTAATAGAGCCTTAGGCAATCCTATCTCAGCAACACCTAAAGCGGCTGTAATATCCCTAGCTGTCTTAGGGTTATCAGAAAGGTACTGAAGCATTCCTTTGCCATATTCAGTATCTAAAGCCTCTTCAGTGCCCCATGTCATCCCCTTTACTAAAGGGTCTGTGATTACATCAGGAGTAATTAAGTCAAGACCACCACTGATTAAACCACCAACGGCCTCACCAGCACGACCTAGGTGTCTAGTAGCTAGACGCCCTAAGCCAATCTCGTCATTAGAGTACCTTTGTTCATCCTCTAAAGCTTTAGTGTTTAATTCTTTAGCTAAGTCCCATAACTGAGTACCTTCTTCTGCTATTTCGTCCCACCAGTTAAAGTAAGCCATTACTTATCCTTAAAGAGCATTGAGTTTAATTCAGTACCTAGGGCCTTTCTCTCGTCCTCCGTCATCTCCAACACCACATCTTCTATGACATTTGTGGCTGCAAGAAACATAGCCTTCTGGTTTCCTTTGAAGTCTTTTTTCTGGAAAGCTAAAATCTTATTGACGTTCTTAGGATTAACAGCCGCCTTTGCTAGGAAAGAAGGGATAAGGAAAACCATAGAGCCTAGTGCTAGTGATTCCAAAGTCGCATCGGCCATAATACCGCCACCCACTATAGCACCTGCTGCTGCAAACTCTTTAGCACGTAGAGCTAACTCACCCATATTACTAGAAGGCTTCTTAGCAGACTCTTCCATGACATTAAGTAACTGCTTAACGCTCTTATAATTATCACCCATAATCATAGCTAATCTAGCTTTCTGCTTAGGTGTAGAAAATCGTTTAGCTAAATTCTTGTAACTAGCAATACTGAAGTCACTACCTAATGAAGGGAGAAGTTCTTTTAAGAAACCATTCCTTATAGTGGCCTTCACTTCAGCTGCTGATGCAAACTCTAAAGTACCGCCCCCTATTTGAACAAAGGCTTGATCAATGCTCTTATATAAGGCCCTAGTAGCGTCTAAGGAGCCTTCATTCAGTACAGCCCTACCTAACGCAGTAAAGTCACCTTTCTTAGCAGATTTCATGGACCCTGAAGTGATCTTAGGTAACAACGCTGAGATACCTGTCCGATAAGAATTATTTAGGGCTTTATAAGCATCTGCGGCTTTCTTATCAACAGCTCTTAATGATAGTTCCACGGATGAATGGAGGCTCTCCGAAAGTTGAGCTAGTTGTCGAGAAGCAGTAGAGTTATACTGTCCTGAATTAACATCACTCAAAGCAGACATACGGCTATTAAACGTCTTCTCAAAGGATATAAGAGACTTAGTGTTAGTTACATTCAGTTCCTTGAGGTTGGATAAGAACTCATCTGCAATCTTAGAGGCTTGTGGGTCTAAGCTAGAGCCTAATTCGGAATCAAAAGACTTAATGAACTTCTCTAGAGAAAGACGTACAGGGGCTACAGGAGCCACCTTACCCGCTAAGTTTCCTGTTATCCTATCTAAACCCTCACCATAGGATTTGGATAACGCTTTCCTGCCTTCATCAATCACACCGTATATAGCGTGGCCTATAGCTGAAGGGTCTAAACCGTCAACGTGTCCTGACCTACTAACAATCTCTTCAAAAGCGGAGTTTACAGCCTTGTCCACATTGTTGGCATTATCTAGCATTGTGTTTCTTGATAAGATACCCGACTCAGCAAGCTTCTGACTAAATAACTGAGAACCTGTAGCGTTACCTGTCTGGAAAGGAGTCAAAGTAGCCCCTTCACCCGTAAGAAACTTTTGAGTTGCCTTGAGAGATTCATCAGAGCCCATATCAGAGCCAGTACGTGCCTGCTGCACTAAGGCATCGGCAGTTTGTTGAGGTGAGAGACCTGAAGCTTTCTTACTCTTTATAAAGGCCACAAGCGGCTTGATAGCCTTACCCGCGCCTAAGGTGGCTACATCTAAACCTAAGGAAATAGCACCCTCAAGAGCTGCTGTACCATAATCTAGGTCTTCACCTGCTAAGTGATCGGATAGCAAAGAACCACCTGCGGAACCCGTCATGCCACCTACTATGGCACCCACTACCCCACCCACTGGCCCCGCAACAGCAGTACCTAACAAACCTAGACCAACAGCCCCGCCTACACCTGCGGGGATTTCTGCGTTCTCAGACATCCAGTTAGAAACATCAGTAGTCCATGGTGTTAGTTCAGGAGCCCACTCGTCCCATTCTTCTTCTGTAGCTGTCCCCTGCTTAAGGGACATCTCACGTACTTGCTCCCTAGTAGTGCCGTCAGGTATACCCTCAATAACATATCCGTTAGGAAGCGTAGTTGTAGTTGTGGTCATAGTTATTCATCCTTAACAGAGGCAGGTGCAATCCCAACGCCCCATTGTATTGTCTTAGGTGCTTCTGTGACAGAAGGCTCTTGCGCTACAGAAGATGCGGCAGTTAGTTCTTGTGACTGAGAAATTAGGTAATTCCAATAGTCATTAGGCTTTGCTGTGGGATCAAGAACCTTAAGTTCACGTTGCCGTTTGGATTCAAAAATCCTCTGAAGGCGTGTCAGGATGGCCTTGTTTACCCCCTTGCCCTTCTTAAGTGAGGCTTGTACATCTTCAGCAGCCTTACGCTCACCGTCGGATAACTGACCACCTAACATAGCTTTAAGGCTATTCAACATCAGAGTTTTAGATAAGTTAGCAAATTCTGCGGTGTTGGAAGGTGTAGTACCTAACCAATCACTCACTGATTTACCCAGCTCTACTGTGAAACCACCTGTCTTAATCTTATCTAGAATGGTAATCATACGCGTAACATCAGTTAGGTTATCTGTTGTCTTACCGATACTGGTAGCTGCATTTCCTTTCTGCTTATAGAATGTCTCAAGCTTTAATTCAGCCTCTTTCTCTGCGACAGTTGCCGCAACCCGCTGCGCCTGTGTCAAACCACTGGTATTCACAGGGCTTAGGTCTTGTTCAGCATACTCAGGTGCTGAACCAATAGGGGTATATATTGCCTCTTGTTCTTCAGTTACATTATTAATGCTATTAGTCACAGCATACATATTACCTTGCCCATCAACAAAGTTACCTACTTTATTAAAGTGGTGTGTTGACTTACCGTCAGTAGAAGCTTTCTTAGACTTGTTCATAGCGGTCATTTCTTTCAAACCTTCTGATACTTCCGCATCATTCGCCTCACCTGAGAGTAAGCGTTGTGCCAGCTGTGGGTTCCAAGTAGCAAGAGCTGTCCCGTACTCACCAGCACGTTCCTGTAGGTCTTCATTCTCAACAGAAGCAGCTAAAGCATCCTCACGCTTCTGCTTTTCTGCCTGAAGAGTAGCGGCCTCTTGATCTCTAGTAGCTTTAGACTTATTAGCCATGTCTACAGCAGCTTGCATGTAACCAGCCTTATGTAGATCCTGAGATAACTGAGCTTGTTGTACTGAAGTGCCATTGACTCCTATAGTAAGAGCCTGTTCCTGTAGACCTTTCTGTGCTGCCTGTTTAGCCCTAATCTCTGCCAACTGTTGATCCTGACCACCGCCCACAGCACCACTTAAGGCCCTGCCAAGGGAAGAACCAAGTAAGCTGAATGCACGAGCCTTAGCTGGTGTACGTGAGCCTTGAGCAGCCTGAGCCATAAGCTGCTGTTGTAAGTTAGCAGCTCTTGTGTTACGTTTTTGTAATAGGTCTTCTACTGAAGGCCCTTGAGTAAATAATCCTGCTTGTTGAGTAGCCATTATGAGAACCAACCTCCCTTACCAAAACCTTGTGATAACCAATTACTACCTGCGTCAGTACCTAAGAACGCTGATGCTAGACCAGTACCTGCGTCCCACCAAGGACTCTCTGTTTCACCACCACGCTCAAATGTCCTATCTTGTAAGTCTGCACCACGTAAGGCCAACTCATAGTTCTGACGTAGAGCCTCAAGACCTGTAAGGTTACCAAACAGTTGCTGTTGTGCTCCTTGGTTAGCTCCCCATTGTGATAAGTCTAAACCAGCACGTTGCATAGACTCACCAAAGGCATCAGTAGATGACCGAGCAGCTAAGTCTGCCAGAGCTTGTGATTGTGCCTGACCAAGACCAAAGACATCTGGTTGTACCATACCTGAGCCAGCACCAGCGCCTTCACCTGCCAGACGTAGACCTAGGCGACCTGAGCCAAACATACCCTCTTGTAACTGAGCGCGTTGTTGAGCAAAAGCAGGCTGCAGTAAAGCTAAACGTTGGTCAAAGAGTTCCTGAGAACGTTGTGCAGGATCAAAGTTATAATTAAACTCATCAGGCTCACCCAACATACCTTCAGCTCTACCCATGAGGTCAGAGCCTATAGACGTACCTTCAGTACCTGTACCTTCAGTATCTGTAGCAGGTCTAAAGGTTACAGGTTTAAAAGTACCTGAATCAGCAGGGCCGCTAGGTACTGAGGCACCTCCAGTGCTTATAGCACCTCCTGAGCCTGTAGTCACAGGTGAGCCGTTGGAAGTAGTAAGACCACCCCCTACGTTAGCACTGTCCTTGTATTGCTGTCTAGCCATTTGTACTAGTTCTGCTTGGGATAGACCAGCGTTAGCAGGGTCTGCTACCAACGCACCGTAGTTACCGGCAGCGGCTTCGTTCATCCCGTATTTAGATTGATTAAAAAGGTCACTGCCTACCTGTTTTACACCATAACCAATAGGCCCTGTAGCCATGCTTAGGTAATCCAACATAGAAGGAGTGGAGGTATTAGGCGCGGTGCCTTTTGGATAATAAGCGCCCGTACTGCTCTGTGTTATGGGGTATTGTTCACCCGCCTGAGCATACGCTAATTCCATTGTTTGTTGTTCTAACTGATCTGCAATACGTGCAGCCTCTGCGTTAGAGCCTGTCACATTGGAATAGATATCTGGTTCTGGCATAATAAAAATCTCTTGTTAAATTTGTGTCACTGTGAATGAACTCGGATTACAGTGAAGTTGATCCGCAGCGCCACATTAATCTGCTATTAGAATAAAGTTAAAAAAGGCAGACACGTTAGTACCGACACTATTCCATGGCTTTACTTTAAATGTGGTTGTACCGCGTGATGAAACAGTGGTTACAGCGCCAGATGGTGCGCTTTCTACGGTCAAAATTAAGGTATAATCCCATGTAGAGAGGTTGTGAGTTACTGTACACTCACTACCCGACCAAGAGTATGTCCAACCGCTACCGCCATCAACGGTGCCTGAGCCACTCATGGCTGCCACTCTCCCTGCTGTTCTCACTGTAGGGATAGCCGCCTGTACAAAGGCCGTAGTGGCTACTTGAGTAGTATTAGTACCTGAGGCCGCTGTAGGCGCTGTAGGGGTTCCTGTGAGGGTTGGTGAGCTTGTATCAGCCTTAGAGTAAACTGATGTTTGAATACTAGTAAATTCATCATCAATCTCAACACCACTTACGGTCTTGAGAGGGTTACCTGTTGTATAGGTATCCTTGGCTGCAAAGTTAGTTGCTTTAATATAATTAGACATTGTTAGAGTACCTTACCTTGTTTGGCATAGATTGATAATTTCTGAAGTGACATAGGAGCACCATTGATTTCAGTGGTGAAGCCTATTTGTATAATGTTTCCTGCTCCTTGAGTAGAGGCTTTCTGATCATTGATAAGTACTGAGCCTGTGTACTCAGCTATACCGTACTCAGCCACTCCATACTCAAAGACAGTACCAGTTTCTAAGGTAAAGGTATAAGAATAATAAATAGGACTATACTCATAACCTACCTTAAGTGTGAAGGTTTGACCTGTGGCACCCACTGTGGTTGCTGCAAGCTTCTTCACTATCTTGTTAATGTTAGGCATCTCAAGATCAAAGTAGTTGCTGTAGTAAGCCATCTCGTACTTAAGACCATTATCTTGGTAACCAAAGTACTCTGCAATACCATCGGGTTGAGCAAAGTATAGATCAGAACCTGAGGATAGGAAAGCAGAGGGGGTCAGTGAGGGCCAAATGGTTACCCTGAATGAACCGTCCTGTAAAGGTGTTCTAGTATCAAAACAGAAGGTCTGTTGTGTACTTGGGAACGTCAGTAGATAGAACGCATTGACAGGGGAGTAGACTGACTTAACCAATGATAGGTCTTCAGAGGTTACAGCTTGTATAATGTCATCCCTAATGTTCTTAGAGATATCACGCATTGGCTGAGACTTCTCTTGTACAGTACGGTTCAATGAACGTACACCAGTGTTACTTAGGAATAAGATATCCTCACCAGTGTTCTGTACGGAGTCTCTGGCAATACAACCGACACCCTCAATGACCTCGACTAAGGTTAAGCTTGAAGTGGACATACCTAACTGGAAGTTGTCATTGTCACCATAGATGATAATGTTGTTCTTACAGAAGATAATTAAGTAACCGTTATGAGCACCTAGTGCTACAATCTCGTCCATGCCTTGAGTAAGGACACTTGAGATGTCAATAGAGCCTGACGTACCTGTTTGATACTTAGCACCGTCAAGTACATCAGTAAACCATACTGTAGTCTTATTGGTTACCGTATCAGCAGCCCATAGGCGACCATAGGCCGCTAGAACTGTATTAGCTGAAGGCATTCCAGCAGTGGCGTGAGAATGATTACTGTAGGACTCAAACTCTGAAGAGCCTGATTCAGTAGTGTAGATTAAAGGTTCATAACCCCTTTGGTAGAAGAAGTGATGATCATTCAGTGTTGCTGCCTGCCAATTACCTGTGGTGATTGTATCTGAAGTAGTTGGCGTGATTGTGGTTAAGTCTAAAGTCCCTTTGAAGAATGTAGTGTCATTCCACGATAGGCGGGTATTTACACCATTTATATCTTTGAAATCAGCGATACCTTTAAGGTCAACACCTACGTTAGCGTCTGCCACAGTGTCCTTAGAAGCACTACGCGTCACCCAGCCCTTACGAGCACCTAAGCGTCCATACTTGTCAATGACACAGTTGTCTGCGTGTAGTGCAAAGCCCTCCTGTAGCGTTACACCAGACTCTTGGGTGTTTAAACCAAAGAATGCAGGTGCAGCAATGGAAGCTGCCAGTAGTTGTTTAGCCATCCTTAGGGTGCCTCCCAGATAAGTTCCTCAGGGTGCTTGTTAGCATCAAGTGCAATAGCGTCTGAGAGGTAGTTAGAGGCCAGTACCTTAGCTGAGGCTGCTGACATACCACCGTCTTCACCGCGCTCCTCTACAGCCATAGCGTAGGCCAAGGCTTGTATAGGTAGGTAAGGCACAGTGATGTTATCATCATCATTCACAAGGTCATGGCTACGTTTAATAACGTTAAAGAATAACTGATAAGCACCATCAGGGATAGGGTATATATCTACTTGTGTATCACCAGCGGTGTTGAAACCATTGAAGACGTAGTAACTGGGACTACCTACAATAGGATCATTATTCAAGAAAGTGTTATTAAACCACTTAGGGTCTTTATACTGCATGAAAGTATTACTGGTGTTATTGACAACATCAAGAACTGCTGAACGATTACCTGAGTCTGTTAATACGTAGTTGAATACGTCAGCTTGTGTGTTCACAGTCAATGTTTCCCGAAGGGCTGACCAGTTCCAAGCATTCTCAACCATCTCTTTAGCATCATGTACGAACAAACCTATGAGCTTTGAGTAACTGTTCTCATTGACAGTTGAAACTTCACGCTCCCTGAGTCGTATCAATACATTATTAACTATTTCTTTATATGTTTTCATTTGTTACCTTTCTTCATTACGCTATCTGCTAGACCACCACCAAAGTAGAACATTACAATTGATAACATTATCCAATCTATTTGAAACTCTGCCAGTATACCTTGTACGCCTGTAACATCTTTACCTAAGAAGGTCATGACTATTACAGTTATATAAGTGCTGATATAAGTACCACCAAACATCAAAGCTAGGTAGCGTTGGGCTATCTTGAATGGAGCATAAGCCAGCATTAAATCAGCCTTGGCTTTGGTCTTAGCTTCAAGCATCTCTACATCAGAGGTATATGCGTCATCAATCAAGTCTAAACCTTTAGTGATTACGTCACCACTGCCGAATATTGTACTCAGTATACCCATCGTATTAACTCCTCAGCATAAATGCTAGACCAGTAACCAAAGCAGCTATGAGAATACGAATGAACCACTCGTTGCCTCCAGCCGCTTTAGATACTGTAGCCAGTTTAACAGCGTGATTATCAATAGTCTCTGAATGTTTATTGAGCCTACTGTCCTGTGTGTTATTGTGTTTAAGAAGACCATCAATCTTTGTGTCAATCTCCACTAGTTTAACCATAGCATCTGCTAACTTATCTAGCTTAGCTTCCAGCCTGTCGAACCTCTGTTCCATCATAATCATCTCAGATAGATAGCTGCACCAAAAAGTGCCGCCATTGTTACCAATAAGCCAGCCATAACTTTTATGCCTAGAGTTAATGCTTCTTCCATAGCCTGTTGCCTTTGGTACTTCTTACGTGCCCTAGCCTTAACTGCTTCTTTCTGATCTCTAGCAAACTGCGCTTTGAACTGTAAGAAGTCGTGGTATCCCATCATGGATTGTTTGTTGAGCATTTGCTTTAGTTCTTCTTCTTGCCGCATTAACTGCTGTTGAGCTTGGTAAGCTTCTAGTGCGTTAGTTTTACCCTTAGACGCAACCTCTTTGTTAATGGCACTGGAAGCTCCGAAGTAGTCGGTGACAGCCTTACCAGCATCAAGCAACTCTTTACCATTACAGAGAGTTTTCTTGATGATAGAAAAGGCCGCATTGGCTGCTGCTAGCTCGATTAACATTTAGCCACCCTTAACTTCATTAGGCGTAGCATCAACCACACCTTGCGCTGCGGCTCGTTCAGCTTCATCTTCCACAATCAATGGATTAGTGACTGTCTCAACGGTAGGCTCTGCGTCAATGTCGTCAGAGTAAACAGTCTGCTCAACAGTAGGCTCAACGGCTTCAATGGCACTCTGCACAACAACTTCGTGCATTACGTCATCCATCTCCATTGTTTCCTCGTTCCAGACTTGCTCACCCGTAGGCTGCATTTCTGTTAGCTCAGGGCGACCATCGGCAACCACGTACTGCTCTAGTCGAGCTGTGGCTTGCTTATAGGCTGCTAGTTGCTGTGCGAATAACTTATCTGCGGCTGCGGCTAGTAGCTCCTGCGGAACATCACCAATGGTCACGCCACCTGTTATGGTCTTAGGGAACTTCGCTTTGACTTCGGCTACGTGTGCGGCTTGAGTGCCATCTGCAATCATTCCTAACTGCTCACCTGTCGCTGCGTAACCCTCTGGGCCAGTGCGTAGTGCTACATAATCAGGTTCGATAATGTCAGCACCTTCGGGTAGGTTGCCATCGTTAATCCAATCAAGGATTAGTTGGTAGTGGCGGTTAGCTGGGTCGTTAGGTACAGACATAGTGCCGTTAACGAGATAACCGTGTTCTTGAAGTTTTACTGTTTGAATAGTCATGTTATAGCTCCGCGTCTGCTGCTATGTAACCAGCCGTTGTGTCATCCCACCTAAATGGGGAAGTGCCATAAAAGCCAATATTGGAAGGAGAGCGATAATCAACAATACAACTCCCTGTTCCGTTCAAGAAAGTCACCGTGGGGCTAGTTCTCAGGGTTACAGGAAAAGTAACCGTGTCCCTATGATTACCTGTATCGTAAAGAGCTGACGCATAAACACCATTACTGATACCTGAGTCATGATCCCATCTCCAAAAGTACCTCTGACACAACGCCAACTCTTCACCGTAACTCCGATGCTCGAAGTCTGTGGCTACTGAGCCTAGTTCTAGTTGTACTTGAGTGAACTCAATGTAGTCGCCAATAGCATGGGCTGTATTAGAGCCATCATAGGTAATAGGATATACACCTAATGCACTACCCCCAGTTGGAACAGTGAGTGTTACAGTCAGCTTTTCCCATGCCCCAGAGCCACTATGCCTACCCGAGTAAAACGCATTAGTTCCATCAGATATGTACAGTCCAGCTTCTGTCATATTACTTTTAACCCATGCCGATGCAGTGACCTGCCGCCCATGTAAGTTAGCGTAGTCCTCTAAAAGTTGTCGACCACCTATATAGCCTGTGGCTGCGCTTGTGGCTGTGTACTTGATAGACGTTCCATTGAGTCCGTTAGGCTGATTTGCTGTTATTGTTTGTGTTGTTGCTGTGACAACTGTAACGAATGATGACCACCTGTCTTGATAATAACTACCGTTTACTGTGGTAGCACTTGTATAGTCGCCCCTTTGACTAACCTGCATTGCACCATTAATAATAAGGTTCTTACGTCCAGCACCAATCAGATCACGCTGCTCCTGCACAGAGTCAGCCCTTAGTAGAGCCTCCCCTGCGATACCACTGGGCTTGCGAAGATCGGCTAGTTCTTCGCGTAGGTTTAGAGCCGCTTTTGTAATTTTTACAGTCATAATCAATCTTCCACTATTAAGCCATTGGACGCTGAAATAGCTGCACCAACTGCGGTTGTTGTGTTATCTACTCTGCGTAATCCTTGGAACACTGAGCGACCTGAGCTTGTGCCTACGTGTAGTAAGTTAGTATCAGAGTCATGTGCTAAGGCTGTGACAGCATCCGATGTGCCGTAGAGAGTTGCTTGAGCGTTCTCTTGGAACAAAGGCTTCTCTGCTTCGTAGATCGTCTTGATCTGGGCTGCTGTTGGGGCTGTGGCTGAGATTCGGAATAGGGCCATATCATCACCACCTCCACCATAGTAGCCATTACCTATAGTTAAGCCTGTTTCAGTGATTGCTGTGCTATTGGTCAAAGAGTTTCTTAGCGTACCGTCAATATAGAGTTCCAGCACAGACCCCCTACGTAGAACACAAATAAACTGTGAGGCTGTAGTTAGATCACTAGTGCCTGAATAAATTCCAGTGCTAGCCCAGTGGCATTTAAGTTGGTTTGCGTTAGCCCATACGTGTATTCCGTTAGCTGGCGTTGATGTATTAGTAGCACCTATAGTGAATAGTTCCGAGTCAGATACCCGAGAAGTAGCCCAGAACATGAACGACATATCACCTGTAGGAGCCACAAACGCTGGGTCTATTAAGGCGTTTGTTACAATAGCTGTACCGCCTGTAGCGCCGAAACTGTACGCCACAAGATCAGCACCCGTTGCCACTGGGTCTTTGGTAATCGTGCCGTGTACTGCAAGGCCGTTTCCGTTGACGCTGCGGTCTGAGTCGGCTAGGCGTACTGAGATGTTGTCTATAGATAGCGAGTGAGAAGAACTAACAGCTGTTCCCATAATTGTAAATCTAAGGTCAAGAGAAGTAGTTATAGCGGTAAATGTTGAGGAAAAGTTAACCATTGTCGAGCTACTGGTACTAAAATGGTTAAGCCACGCTGGTTGATTTGACTCAACTCTAGCAGAGTAGTTACCTGATCTGGATATTTGGCCAGATACTGTGTATGTCTTGCCTACTTCAACAGTAATAAGCTGCTGGGCTGACGGGTAGCCTGTGCCTACGCCAGTGACTACTAAAGCGCCACCGCTTATAGATAATGAACTAGGGTTGCCTTGACTCCAGCCTGTATATCCGCTAGTAATATCACCATTAGTCACCAACTCACTACCCACCACATCAGTATCATCCGTGTCGCTGAGTGCGGCTAGTTTTATGTCGCCTACCATGTAGCCTGTTGAGTAGTCTGAGGTGATGTAGGCTACTGAGGAGTTTGCGTAATTACTTGTGTTTTCGATAAAGGTAATTACGCCTTTATTGGTGCCTATAGCATCCTTAGTTGCTTGTTGGGTGCCGCTAGTGGAGTTAGGGATGTATGCAAACCCAGAGTAATCCCCTGTACTATTCAATTGTATTCCATGCCCTACGTTAGACCAGTTGCTTATACTCGTATCGGTTGTGGGTATATTATGTGTCCTATAGAAACGCCAAGCCGTTGAATCCATAACAAACCGCAACCTATTATCTTCTGTAAAAGATATGAGTTTGGTTTTTTCGTATGCGTCACCACTTGTGTTAGTTATATCAACCACACTCCCATCATCCTTAATCACACTCACACCACCATCCGTTGCAACTGCAATCGTTGGAATGGGTAAGCCTGTTGCAGAGTCTATGGGGGCATTGGGTAGGACGGTCATTGCTATGTCGTTGCCGTTGTTGTTACATAATTGGCGTAAAGTTCCGTGATGCTCCCCAGATTGTATATTGCGTTTTGCTAATTCTTTGGTTGTATGAAAACCTCTCATACCATCATCATTTGACTGCCTAAGAATTTCAGAGGTTTCTTTAAGAAAATCTATCAAAACTAAGGCTTGACCGCCATTTTTTACTGCACCCATAACACCATTACGGATTGCTACGGCTTCAACATTATTATTCTGGCCTAACATCGTGTGATTGCTAAAGCTACTACCGCCACCCTCAAAAACCATCCACATAGGCATTGACGGGTCATCACCATCGTATATCTTGACCTTGCCACCCTCAGCGACAATCACAGCAACGCTGGGGAACTCTTTACGTGAACCCCTTGTGCTAGTGTTCAATGTCTCGTTGTACCAAGAGGTTGCTTGTGTACGCTTACGCCATGCTCCACCGTCACTGTCTTTGCTTGTGTCGTAGATGAAAACGTCTACGGCTGTGTCTGAGATTGAGGCGTCTATGGCTGCAACATTAATGTCATTCGCTGAACTGGCTGCTGCTAACTTAGAGATATTAGCGGCTGTTGCAGATGCTGCGGCTTCACTTGCCTTTGTGGTTGCTGTACTCGCCTGAGTGGTAGCTGTACTCGCCTGAGTAGTCGCTGTACTTGCTGAACCACTCGCAGAACTTGCAGAACTGGCCGCATTGCTCGCTTGTGTGGTTGCTGTGCTGGCAGACGCTGTGGCGGATAGTGCTTGAGCGTTTGCAAGGTTGGCATACTGGATAGCCGCAGCACCAGAGGCAGCAGCATTACTGGCAAAGGTCTGAGCATCAGCTTCTGCTGATAGTGTTATTGCTTCGGCTGCTTGCGCTGATACCTTAGCTGCCTCTGCGGATACTACATCAGCGTTAGTTAGCAGTAAGTCTGCGGCTGATGCGGCTGCACTTATGCTTGCTTCACCAGCTTTAGCAGTTGCAGTAGATGCTTGAGTTGTAGCAGTAGTTGCTTTAGTCGTAGCAGTAGCTGCGGATGCTGCGGCCTCAGATGCTTTAGTCGTTGATGTTGATGCTGCGAGGGTGGCTGCCGAGGCACTGCTAGCTGCGTTGACCGCTTGTTGTGTTACTTCGTTTAGAGAGGAGTCCTGAGTTGAATCCCCTGAACCTCCTGTACCGCGAAATATAGCCATTTGTTATTACCACTGTTTAGAAAGAAAAAAAAGGAGCCTTTCGACTCCTCTTGTGTTTACAGTAATGACTAACCGTTAACAGCCAGTACAAAACCTGTCTCTGGACGTAGTACCTGAGTACCGTACAAACGGTCAGCAGTGTACAATGTACCTAAGAACTCTTGCTTGTACTGAGTCTGTGAACGTACACCCTGCTGCTCTGCAAGTACCATGGTGTCCTTATGGCACAATAGAGCACCTCGGACAGCACCGCCAGCAGAGTTATCAGCAGCAGATTCTAGAGTAGGGCAGTTGGTAGATACATAAATATCCACACCATACAACTCACCAATCTTGCCATTAACAACACCTTGGCCATTTACGAAGTCAGAAGACACATAACGATCAATACCCATGATGGCGTTACGTAGACTAGGTGGGATTACTAGAGAACGACCGTCCATAGGTGCGTCACTGTCATCCATCTTCTGGATCATGTCACGTAGGAAAGCATCGGAGAAGGCATCACCAGCGGCTACAGTGTCAGCAGCATAAGCAGTAGTACCGCTAGATGCATCATTGTAGAAAGCTGCTGAGGTAGCCCAAGAGGTGCCATTACCGTCACCAAACTTCTTACCTAGTGTGAATAGGTCATCATCAACCTGCTTACCAAGGGCGTAACCAGCATCACCAGTGTAGAACTGACGAAGGGAAGCCAAGGCTTGTACGTTGGTGATATCCTCAATCAAACGTGAATATTCAAAGTGCTTGTCAATAGTTACTAGAACTTCTGACTCAACAGCATTCTGGATAGTTACTGCGGTGTTCTCTGCTTTAGCAGAAGCTACACCACGAGTAGGCTTAGGGATGTGAATAGTATCACCCTTCTTGCCTTGCATTGCAATCTTCTTAGTCAAAGGAGCTAAGACTAAAGATTTCTCATAAGCTGCAATAACTTCATCGGACCAAATTTCGGGGATGAATGATGCTGCGCTAGTGTTGTCTACGGCACCGCCTTGTGCGGGATATACTGAAGTAGCCATTTTTAATTCTCTCTATAATGTAAGGTTATTTGACCCGTTTCTCAGCGTATGCTAATTGAATATCGTCTGATAGAGCAAGGTAACGCTCTGGGTCTGTTTTCATAAGTTTAATAATATCAGCTCGTCTGTAGATTTTTTTGGAAGAACTAGAGTCTGGATTACCACGAGTGTAACCTGTTGACCCTTCCTTGACAGCCTTCTGTCTTCCCTCTTTCTCAGCCTGAAGTGTTTGATTGATAGCACCTGTACGTTCTTTCCAGTTAGAAAAGAGTTCGTCAGCCGCTTCCATGTCAAAGTGTTGGTCTGCCTGTACAAACAAACGAGTCCTAATCTTAGAGGCTTGAATCCACTCAGCGAACTTAGGATCTGCAACGATCTGTGGTATCTCTGGGTGATCCTTCTGTAAAGCGGCCATCGAAGTTTGCTTACGATAAGCGCGTGATGTTTGCTCTGCTTCCAGTACTTTAGGGTGTTTCTCAATTGCTCGACTGATAGCCTTTTCAGGATCAGAATAGAAATCTACTTCTTCATCTGTGTCGTCAGTTGCCGTTACGGGTTCCTGATCATTGAGTTGTGTGTTGATATAGCTATCGACTACTTTACGTAAGTCACCTACTTCTGAGCTTTGACGACCTAGGAGCTTCTCAGCCTCTTGGTGCATCCGAACTACATCTTCAAGTGATTTACCGCTGTACTTATCTGGGATTGTATCCTCAGTGGTCTCTGCTGTAGCCTCAGGGGTGTCCTCTTGCGGAGGTTCCTGTGTGGTTGCGGAGTTCTGAGTTAGATCATCTAAACTATCAAAACGCTCATCTTTGTTAAAGTCCTCATCGAGGATAACTGCTGCCATACTAAACTCCGTACCTTGGTATTATGGAGGTGAAACTAAAATAAAGGCTCCGAGTCATCGGTTAGCCTTCTCTGCTTTTGCTCTCTTACGTTCATGATCCTTAGCCCACTTTATTGTTGCCCCAGCAAAGTCGCCAGAGTGTGGGTCTAAAGAAGAACGAGGAGAGGAAAGTTGTCTGGTCGCATGAGCCCCGCAGGTTTTACACACCTGTGTATCTGGGGAACCCTTGACCATGTGTTCATTAACGTGCCCTAGGTCACATTTATAATCATAGAACTTAAACATGTACGTAATCGTCCTCAGGGGTCTCTTGTGAGGCCTCTTGTCCAATACGTGTAGTCTCTTCTAGATTAAGTAAAGTACCTATGATGTTCAACTGACCCTTACGGAAGTTTAGGTCAGCCTCGTCTTTGGTTTTCTCTACGGAGTTAATGAGAGGGATATTGAGCCGCATCTCTTCAAGTAATGATAACCATCCTTTAGTACGGAATAGCTCGTTCATGTTCCTGAAGTACAGCTCTAATTCATTATCTGTCATTTATACTACCTATTATAACATAATTTTACATAAAAGTCAAGATTTTTCTTTACTTTTGGTTGTTTTTGTGGTATTAGAGTCCTGTGCCTTGCCTAATAGAGCCACCTGCTCCTCTAGCTTGGTTATTTGCTTCAAAAGCCTGCTGTAACTCTGGTTGATTTGCTCCACTACCTGCTGGAGGTCGCGCTGGGATACCATTTAATGCTCCTTTTAAGGCTAATGCCTGTTTGTTATCAATTTCTTTCTCTTTAAGAATACGGTCTGCTACTTTAAGTCTACGTTCAAACTCTCGGTCATCCTCCGCACCGTCTTTAAGGTTGGTTGTGATGGCTTTAATACGGTCAGTCTCAAGTTCCTGAGGTATAGCCTTAGCTTCTTCAGCCAGCTTAACAGCCCTAGCTTCAGATTCCTTAGCTTGCCCACCGAGCGCTGCTGTTTGAGAGGCTTGGAAAGCTAATTCAGCTTGTCGAGTCTCTTCTTGAGCCTTCTGCTGCTCAGGTGTAGGCTGTGCTGCCTTATCAATAAGACCGATAAGTTCCTCACGGTTA